CAGCGCGCTGGTGTTCTTTGAGGAGGCGACGATGGGGCCGTCGTAGCCGGTGGTGTCCGCGACCAGGCGCGAGGTTACGGTGCGATCGGCGGTGCCGGACATGCGTGCCTCCTCACCGGGTCTGGGGTTTCGCTTTGCGGATGCGGATGAACAGGCCGGCGCTGTCGTCGGCCCAGCGCTCGGAGGCCTCCGCGATGGCCTTGCAGGCGTGGCAGCGCAGTTTTTCGGCGCGATAGCCGGAATCGGCTTCGATGGTCATCGACTCGCTGCGAGGCTGACCGCACTCGCAGCGGTCAGCCTCGAATTCCAGGAGGGCAAGAGCCCAGTCCCGGTCGTCTTCAGTCCACAGCGGTTCGCCGGCGGCTACGACGCGCCCTAAGAACACCGAGCGCGGGGTGCTCCAGGCGCGGGCGGCTTCTACGACTTGCCGGAGCTCGGCAGATTGCGCGAGTCGGCGTGCGAGAAAGGGACCCTGGTCTCGCGGGTGTTCGCGCCGTAGGCGCCGGACCACAGGTCTCCGCGCTGGTCGGCGTTGATCTTCTCGAACAGCCGCTCGGCCTGATCGAGGGTCATCTCCGGCTCGATCGCGCAGGCTGCGACCAGCGCGACTGTGAACGTCTCCGGGTTCCAGGCCTCGCCGTCGTTGCGGCCCGGATGCTGGGCGACCAGGTCCAGCCATGCTGTGCGGCCCAGCGCGCGGAACCGGAAGGTGGTGAGGTTCTCGCGCATCAGAGCATGGACTTCGTCAAGCTCGGACTCGATCGCCGCTCGCGGATTCACCTCGGCCAGCGATGAGCGCGGCTTCTCGGGCGGCAGTGCGTCCAGCTGTGCCTGCAGGCGGTCGGCCTCGGCAGCCAGATCGCCGGACAGGCACAGCTGCACCTCGGTTTCGCGCAGCGTGGCCGCGTCGATGACGTCCTCGATGCTGGTCTTGCCAGCCTTCGGCTCGCTCACGCGACTACCGCGTTGTCGTCCGGGTCGGCCGTCATGAACATCATGACCGTGTACTTCTGCACCTCGTTCTCCGCCGGGTCGGCCTCCTGGCGCTGACCGCACTGCACCGGGAAGATCTCAACGACCTGGCCGCTGGCCCACGCCGTCGTACACGGCAGCGTCTTGCGGACCGCGAGGTAGCCGGTGACCTTGTAGGCCAGCTGCGAGTACACCGGGTCGGTTGGCGTCTGCCGCTTGAGTTCCAGGCTGGGCGTGAACCCGCGCCGGCCCGCACCCTCGGTGTCGAAGGTGCTGGCCAGCGAGGAGGTGTCGACGGGCTTGGTGCCGGCCGGGTTCTTGTAGCCGGTCGGCGTGATGAACTGCTCCAGGCTCGTGCCGGCGTTGAGCTCGGCGACGGTCGGAGCGTGGATGTTGCTCACGGACGGCAGGAAGCTGACTTTGATGTTGCCGTCGACGAGAAGATCCGACATTGCGGTGCTCCTTTCCAGGTCTAAGGGGTCTGGCCGACTACCGGCGCAGAGCGGCGACGGTGACGCTGGCGACGGCGGAGTAGGCGATCGCGATCTGGCCGTTCGCCGGGTTGATCGCGCCAGGCGGCAGGGCGATCAGCTTGGTCGCCGAGGCCGCCACGGCCACGACGACCGAGGATCCGGCGTTGCCTGCCGGTGTGACACCTGGGTCGGTGACGGTGACGTTGATCGAGCTGCCGCCGCCGTTGGTGACCTGCAGGAAGCAGCGGTCGTCGTTCGCGCTGGCCGGGGTGACGGTGTCGCCGCCGGCAGCGGCCGAGGAGGTTGAGACCACCGAGCCGGTGGCCGCGATGTTCTGCAGGGCGAGGTTGGCCATGTCAGCTCCTATGCGGGGTTGGACTTGATGACGTACTGGGCTGTGGCGATCCACAGCGGCGGCTGCACGGTGTCGTCGCGCAGAACCGGTTGCGCCGCGACCTGCCATAGGGGCCAGACAGCGCGGCCGTCCACCGCTGGTGGTGGTGTGGCCAGCAGCGCCACGCGGACGACGTCGGCGATGGCCATCGCCTGCTCCGGCCCTTCGGCGACCGCGGTCACCTGGAACAGCAGCTCCAGGTCAGCGAACCGGTCGCCGAGCGAGCCGGAAGTCTGACCGGGCGTTCCGTGCACCACCGCGCAGATCCGGTCGGTCTCACCGCGCTCGCCGTTGTACGCGCGCCGTGACGTGGGCAGCTGCTGCAGCGCGGCATCGGCGGCGGCGACCACCGCGGCGATGTGCCGTTCAGAGGATGCCGGCGCCGTCACGAGAGCATCGCCTGCTGGGCTGCTTCGGCGCAGGCATCGATGAACCGCGGCGCCTCGGCGGCCAGGGCTCGAGCGCCGTCCAGGTGCGGAGGGTTGTGTGCGCTGCCGAACTCAATCAGGTTGCCGAGCGGCCCCTGTGGCAGCGTCTTGTCCGGACCGACCTCGGCCTCGATGCGGTTGGCCGACACGGACATGTCGTAGCTGATCGATTTCGGGTACAGCGGGGCGTGCGGCAGCCCGGCCGCGGACGCGCGCCAGTCCGTCTTGATGTTCAGCGCCCCTTTGGACACCACCGCAGTGAGCGCGACTATCAGGCGTGCCGGAGCCAGTGCGAGATCCGCGGCGAGGGCCTCGGTCTCGGCGGACATCTCGCTCACTGCGCGTACTCGGCAGTCGCGCGCAGGGCCGTGTCAGTGGTCTCGGTCTCCACGTCGGTGATGATCAGTGCGCGTCCAATGAGTGCCGGGTTGAGCGAGGCGGTGACGGTCGCGGTGTCGCGCCGGCGAATGTCAGGGATCGTCGCGCCGAGAGGGAAGTCCAGGTAGTAGCGCTGGATGTTCATCTCCGTCTCGCCCGCCTGTTCGTCGGTGCCGCGCCAGATCTTGATGCGGACCGGGCCGGTGTAGACGGTCTCCTCGGTGGTCTCGTAGTCCGTTGTCGCGCGGTCGAAGGTGCGGGGCGCCGCGGCGCGCTGGATCGTGCACGAATCCGTCATCAGCCCTCGGTGGGCGGCCCGGCCGGCGGCGACGGCGCCGCTCGGGTCGATCACGGCGCACACTCCGGTGGCCACGGCGCCGCTGTAGGCACGATGCTGAAGGCGGTGGAGGTGACCGGCGTCAGCGTGTCGATCTCGTTCTCGGTCATGTACAGCTCGCCGGAGGAGCGGGCGCTGTCGATCGTGTACGTGTAGTCGTCGACGGTCTCCGAGCGCAGGCCGGCCGGATTCCGCAGCACGCGGAGCACCATCGCCGCGCACACCGCCGTGGAGGTGGCTGTCGGCGCGGTCTCGTACCAGGGGAACCGGTCGAGGATGATCGCGGTGGCGTCGGCCAGCCACGCGGTGGCCTGGCGCAGCTCGGTCGCGGTGAGATCGCGCCCGAGCCGGTCGGCCAGGTCCGCCGTCGTCGCCAGAGTCATCGGGTTCGGGCCTCAGACCAGGAAGCCGGTCGCGTAGCCGTGCGCCTTCTCGTTGCCGAAGGCGAGGCCGACCTCGCCGTACAGCTGGGTCTTTTCCTCGGCGCCGGTCTTGGCCAGCGGCTCGGCGAAGAAGTGCCCGCGGCCGGGGACTTCCAGGTAGACCGGCATGCACTGCTCGAGGCTGACCACCGCGATCTTGTGCTTCGGCATCGCCCGGTCGAGCATGATGTTCAGCCGGCCGAAGTCGGTCTCGATCGTCTCCATGTTGACGCCGCCGACGTTGCGGTTCGTCTCGAAGTACTTGCCGAAGGCGTTGCCGTAGGCGGTGGTGATCGCGCGCTTCTGCGAGGAGTTCACCATGATCGTGCCGGTCGGCGACTCGGTCAGACCGCCGTTGTCGAAGACGGACTGCATCAGCGAGCCGAGGGTGTCGACGGTCGGGGCCACCGACTTGGTGACGTTCGCGGTCCCGTCGCCAACCAGGTCGATCGCGGCGCCGTTCTTGGTCGCTGCGACCTTGAACGTGTTCGTGGTCGGCGCCGTGACGTAATAGACGGTGTCCGGAGAGATGCCCGTGGTGGTGACGATCGTGTCGAAGATGACCTGGTCGTTGAGGACGAGGCCGTGCGCGTTGATCGTGACAGTGTCGCCGGTCCCGGCCAGAGCGCCGTTGCCCAGGGCTGTGCCGCCGTTCTGCACGGTGCTGGTGATGGCGTTCAGCAGGCCCTTGGTCTGACGCTTGGTGGTGTTGTCGGTCGGCAGCTGGTAGACGCCGTTGATGAAGGACCAGTTGACGTCGCGGACCATCTGCTTGAGCATGATCTCAACCTGGTGGTCGAGCTCGTTGGTCACCGGGTTCTTGGCCTCGATGTTCAGGCCGGAGTGCTGTCCGACTGCGGCCAGCTTGGTGTAGCTGACGCCCACGGTCTCCTGGTGGATCTGGCAGACGTTGTTGACCGATGCGCGCACGCGGTTCTGCGCGGTGGGCGCGTCCTGGCCTTCCAGAGCCACATTCTGGCCGGCCGAGCGCATGTCCTCGGTCTGCCACTCGAACTGCGTGGCAGTGGTCTGGCCGCCGCCGGACAGGCCGCCGATGGCCGAGAAGAACGGCACATCGGCGGGGGTGAGCATGTGCAGGATGCCGGTGTAGTTGGGCAGGTTGTATGTCGTGCCCAGGGCGGTGATCCCGGTCATCGGGTCTCCTTCGGTGCGGGGCACGGCCGGGGCCTGCCCTCAGGGTTACTTGGGTCGTGGGGCGTCTGCGAGCTTGCTGTTCTGCAGCTTCATGACGGTCTTCCAGTCGCCCTTGGCCTGCGCCTCGGCGATCTGGGTCTCAACGGTGGCGACACCGTCCGGTCGCGGCCCCTGAGAGGGGTCCGGCCGCGGGATACGGGGGCCGGCGTCGGCCTTCCAGTGGGGCTTGCGCTGCAGCAGGTCAGTCAGCTCCGCCTCGATCGCCGCTTCATCGATCTGGCCGTCGGCGTCCAGGAAGCTCTTGCCGCTTGCGTTGAGGGAGTCGACCGCGTCGCCTGCGTCGGCGAAGCGGGTCGTGGCCATGGCCTTGATCTGCGCGGATACGGCCTGCTTGTTCGCCGCCGCGGCGCGGGCCTCGGCTGCGGCGACCTTGTCCGCGAGCTTCTCGGCGTCGCTCTTGGCCGCTTCCTCGATCTCGGCCAGCCGCTTGGCGGCGTCGGCGTTCGCCTTGGCGCGGGTCTCGTTCTCGCGCGAGAGCCGCTTCCACTTCTCCACATCGGCCTGTAGATCCGTGACTGTCGGAGGCGCCTGGTCCGTTGCGGATTCCGGAGCCGCGCCGGCGGCCGGTGGCGCCGGGGTGGGCGGTGTGGCCGGCGGCGTCGTGGTACCGGCCGCGTCGGTTACCGGAGCGGCCGGGTTGGCGGGAACGGTCATGGTTTCTCCCGTTGCGGGTTGGGTGCTGATCCCGTTGCGGGATCAGTGGATGTACGCGTACCTGTGCAGCAGCGACAGCGCGAGGTCGCGGTCCTCGCCGGCGTCGGCGTAGATCTGGCCGACGGTCAGACGAAGTCCCTTGGTGGCGCCGGCCAGCTTCTTGCCGGCCACTCCGTGGCGTCCCATGCCCTCGAAGGTGGCCTGCACGTCGCGTCCGAAGACGCGCGTCTGGTACAGCCCGCGCTGCGCGTTGACCACCTGAAAGATGTCAGCGCCGTCCCGGATTGCCCTGGCACCGGCGATGCCGAACCGGGCATCCTGCTCGGCGGGGCTCAGGTGCTCGAAGAACGAGTGCGGATCAGTGCGCAGGTCCTTCGAGTTCTCGGCGGCCGGGATCCCGGTGCACTGGCACTGCGGATGCCGCAGAAACGAGGCGTTGTAGCGGTACCAGCGGCCGGCCAGGATGATGCAGCGTGAGCAGGCAGAGCCGGCGACCATGCGGACGTAGCCGTGCACGGTCGGCGTGGCGCTCATCTGCGCCTGCAGCGCGTTCCGGCCAGCATCGGCGGTCTCGGTCACCGTCAGCATCGACAGCGTGCGACCGCCGACCGCCAGGGCCTCGTCGACGCCTATCCCGCCAGCCAGCGCCTGCTTGGCCGCGATGACCGGCAGGTACAGCAGGCTCGACAGCGCTCGGCCGTCGGCCGCGACGCCGGAGAACCCGGCCGGGCTGATCGTGGCGGCCGGGTCGTAGGCGACGCTCTGGGCGCCGAGCGCGGCCTGGACGTAGGCCGGCGCGCTCGCGGCGGCCAGCTGCTGCGCCGCGGTGAGCGTCGTGACCATCGCGGGGCTCACGCCGGCCGCCCAGGATCCGGAGATGTCTGCCGGGTCGATCGTGGCCCACTGGGCTGCGGTCCGTGCGTTGGCGCGGGCGGCGATCGTGGCCTGGTGGCGGTTGTAGGCGGCCGCGACCGCCTGGATGGTCACACCCCTGCCGGGACCAGGGCCGGAGCGGGCGCTGGTGCGCCGGTCGGGGGCTGCTGATCTGTGCCCATCAGGGCGGAGAACTCAGGGCCGAGCGCTTGCGTGCGCTCATCGGCGAACATCGCCCTCATGCGGCCCTGCTGAGCGCTGGAATAGCCCAGGTCCTCCCAGGTCTGCTCCCTGGGCACGATGCCGGCGACCTTCAGCTTCACCGCGGCGTCAGCCTTCTGCGCGTAGGTCGGCGTCGCCGGGTCGGCCCACAGCGTCTCCAGCTCCAGCAGCTCCGGGTCCCATTCGCCGGTCTGGAACCGGCGCACGATCCGCTGCGCTTCCTCATAGCCGTCGCCGAAAGCGCCGCACTTTCGCTCGGCGCGCTTGACCAGGGTGGCCTCGCGCGAGCGGATCGCGGCGTCCGAGGCGGCGTCGTCGGCCGTCAGCCCGAGGTAGTTCGGCGGAAGCGCGGCCTGCGCCGAGGCAACCCTGGCCAGCAGCTCGATGGTGGAGTGGAAGTTCTTCAGGTCCGACTCGGGGAACTGACCGACTTCGACCCCGTCGTCTTTGCGGTTCTTGGCCGTGGACCAGATCCGGCCGGCCAGCCGGGACCAAATGGATAGCGGGTTCCCGTTCTTGTCGACAAAATCTTGCTGGTCGAAGCCCAGTGCCCACCTGCGCGGGATGGCGTGGTACTCGGCGCCCAGCATCATGTCGGTGGCGATCTTGCAGGCGGCGTTGGAGATCGGGATGATGTCCGCCAGCTCGCTGATGCCGCCGGGCACCAGCAGGCGCCCGCGGTTGGCCAGCGTCACCACGGGCGGCCGGCCGAGATCGTGATTGTCGCGGTCGATTTCCTGCCAGCCGAGATCAGACCCGAATTTGTAGAAGTGCGTGGCGTTCGGCAGGTACAGGGTGGCCCATTGGTTGAGCAGGGTGCCGGTGAACGGGTCGGTGTCGTGCCACCGTTTCACGGCGGCCTGGCAGCGCCGGGTGGCCGGGTCGTAGTAGGCGTACATCTGGAGCGCTGACTCGGCGGTGATCCGCGGGGTGTTCGAGTCGTCCGGGTTCGCGCCGATGATGATGTAGGACCTGCGCATGACCAACGCGTCGATGTGCGCCTGCTGTGACTGCAGGGCCATCCCGTTGGCCTTCCACACGCGCCACATCTCGGAGTCGGAGCTGTCGGCGTTCGGCAGGCGGAAACCCGTGACGTCCAGGCGGTTCTCGACGGCGTCGGTGACCAGACGCGGCCAGTTGATGACCACCTGCTGCATCTGCGGGCCGAGCTCGGCCAGCAGCTCCGGGTGCAGATAGGACAGCGGCTGCGTGCCCTCGTAGTAGCAGTTCAGCATCGACAGCTGATCAAGCTCGAGCTGGTGGCGGAACAGCAACATCCTGACCCACTCGTCCGGCGTCAGGTCCAGCACCTACATCACCACCATCCGGCTGTCTTTCTTCGGCTTGAGCAGTCCCGCTGTGATCGCGTCGCGCCTGGCTTCCCAGGACAAGCAGCCGGTCATCGCCAAGTCGATCTTCCTGGGCGAGTCGTGGCGATCTTTCTGGATCGTCCACATGGGCTTGTCGAACTCATCGCGGACACGGGCGTCCCGTTTGACGGCGTTGGCGATGTGCTGGGCGTAGAGCTTGTCGCCGCTGTGGCTCAGCGATCCCTCAGTCTGCGCGGTGCGGAAGGCCCTCAGGGCGTAGGCCATCGGGCGCGGCCTGAGGGTCCACCACTCCACGACGATCTTCGGCCCGTACTTGCCGCCCCAGGTGGCGACGGTTTCCTCCCAGTAGGGAGGGTCCGCGTAGACGCGGACGACCTTCCACTGGTCGAAGGCTCCTTCTAGGGTGGCGTGCACCTCGGCGGCTGGGACTTCCCAGTCCTCGGCTTCCTTCGGGTCCGTAGGCGCTTCCCAGGCGCCCAGCACCCACTGATAGCCCGTCTCCAGGTGGGTGCCGATCAGTGCGGTGGCGTCCCGGAACCGGGCCCCGTCGAAGCCAACCGCGATCAGGTCCTTGTTCGGGACGATGAAGCCGGTCTTGGCGAGCTCGGTCCAGCGGTCGGCGTCGAAAGCGGCGCCCGACTTGGTGCCGCGCTGGTTCAGGAAATAACGGCGGGCGTCGGACGGGTCGGTGTCCGGTGCGCGCATGTGTCTGGCGATGGCCGGCAGGTCCATCCATCCGGCCGCGTCGCCGTAGACGTACTTCAGCGCGGGCATCAGCTGCGCGTCGTCCATCAAGTCTTCGACGTGCGGGGCCTGGCGGTGGTCGACCAGAAGGCCGCCGTCCAGGATCTTGCCGGCCTTGACGTCCTCCGCGTACTGATGCGTGGCCTCGGCGACGGACCGCTCGCCGACCGCGTACATCGTGGAGGTCTCCAGCGACCAGGGATCGGCCGCTTTGCGCTTCACCAGGTTGCGGAGCACGGTCTGGTGCATCGCCCGGGTCTCGGGCAGCACGTACAGGTGTGTCTCGTCGAAGACGCTGAAGGACTCTTTCCCGCCGTCCTTTGAGGCGCTGGAGGCGGTCGACGGAACGATCTCGCCGCCGTCTTCGATGAAGATCCGCGAGGACGTCTGGACGTTACGGCCCAGGTCGATCGCCGGAAACTCATCGCCGGCGACGTCGACCAAGTGCTCCAGCATCACCGTGACGTTGTCGTAGGTGTTGCCGGCCTGGCCCTCCTCGGTGGCCAGGCACCGGATGAACGGATAGGTCAGCGGCCGCCCTACCGGCTCGCCGGCGGCGTCCCAGCCATCGAACCGGCAGGGGCCGAGGGCCTCGAAGCACACCAAGGCGCCGGCGATCTCGCTCTTCGCGCGGCCTTTCGGCCGTGACAGGAAAGCCCTGTTGACCTTCCGGCGGCCGGTCTTCGGGTCGAGCTGGTAAGCCCGGACGATGAAGGCAGCCATCTCGTCGTCAATGACCAGCTTCTGTCCCTGCACGTCGCCGGGGCCGTGGCAGAGGTAGGCCTCGATCCACTCGATGGCGACGAACCCGAGCGAGACAAAGCGGTTCGGCGCCGGCCTACGACGCGGCTTGGCCGCCATCGATGACCTTCAGCACCCTCTCGCGACGTGTGGTCGCGGCGCGGCTGGCTGCCGCGCGCTTCCGGGGTGCAGGGGCCGCGGGCTCGGCCACGGTCCAGCGCAGGCGTGCCCGGTCCGCAGCTGTCGCGCCGAGCGACGCCTCGTTGAGCCTGATCTCTGACAGCAGCTCCTTGCCCGGTGATGCCCAGTACAGCTCGACTAGCTGGGCGAGCATGTGTAGGCGCTGCCAGTCGGTGGCCAGGAACGTGGCGGCCTGCGGCGAGGTGCGCCACGTGTCGTACCAGGCCAGGGTCCGGCTGTCGTAGTCGTGGCCGCCGGGCAGCACGGGGGTTGGCCCGGGCGGCCCAGTCGATGGGAGGACCGTGGCGGCCGGGTCGGCGTTGCGCCGGCGTCGCTGCGCGGGGTCCTTGGGGGCGGGGCCGATACCGGCCATCGTGATCACCTCTCGATGCCGTTTCGGCACGTCGCATCAGGCCGTTGCGGCAGATGCAGGCTTCACATTGGATCTTCGTATTAGTCGTACCGCCGGAACCCCCAGACCCGTACACACCGCGAGCTCCC